TAAGGTTTTGCGTGTAACTTCCTCTATATAGAAAAATCCCTACTATTAAAAGTTACCGTAAAAATTGATTTTCAACTACTTTTACTACTGCAATAAGAATAATAAGAAAGGAGACTGTTTTCATGGATAAGAAGACTGTTTCAGAAGAAAAGCAGACAGTTATAGAGCAGACTTCCAGTGAGGAAAATGTAGAAATCTCTCCTCGTACTGGAAAGCCTATTGAGAAGAAATATTCCCCGAAGACGAAGAAAAAGCCGAGGGGTGGTAATAACTGGCTCAAGCCCGAGAATATGCTCGATGTTGAAGATGGAGACAATACAAAGTTCCTCATGGTTCAGATGGAGCTTCTTAATATGCCGGAAATTGACATGAAAGACGAGGAAGCTGTGCAGAACAGATTGAATGAGTATTTCGCTCTGTATGCAAGAAACGATATGAAGCCGACTGTGGCTGGCATGGGAATAGCACTGAACGGTATGAGCAGACAAACGGTTAGAGCTATTGCAAAGGATTTAGCCACTGGTTCTTCGGGATATAAAACAGCGTTGCCTTCGGGGGTGTCCACCTTAATAAAAAAGGCGTATTTTTTGCTCGAAAACTTGTGGGAATCCTACATGAACTCCGGCAAGGTCAACCCTGTGGCTGGTATCTTCCTCGGGAAGAATAACTATGGTTATCAAGACAAGACCGAGTATGTGCTTACTCCTAACACCAACCAAGACAACGACTATAACGCTGATGAAATCAGAGAACGCTACATAGCCGCCGACCAGCAGAAGCGACTTGAGCAAGGTTCTGATGATTCAGAGGACTAACGACTTTATATCGACCCAACACCATTTCGACTTTCGACTTTCGACTTTCGACTTTCGACTTTCGACTTTCGACTTTCGACTATGACTGTCGCTCGCTCTCGCCCTATTCCGGGGCAAGGGTGGGCGGCTTTTTTATGCAAAAATTTTGAGAAAATCCCTCTGCTTTCCTGTCGGGCTGTCCGGGCTGGCTCTGAAGGTGTCCGGCTCGGGTGTTGCTGGTGTTGTTGGGTGTTCCTTCCTTATTATATATAGCAATCTCGGACGGATTGAAAAATAACACAAAAAAGATTAAAAAGTTATCCTAAAAGTATTGACAAATAATCTTTTCAGTGTTATAATATAATCAAGATAAGACAAGAAACAACACTAAAAAGATTATTTTATAGGAGGTTTTCATTTATGAAAATGTACGATTTGCCAGCGATGGACAACAGAAAGAGCTTTTACGGAAAAGCAAAGGTTATTGAAAAGGACAACGGCGAAAAGGTTTTGCAGTCCTATAATACAGAGGTTTGCAAAATCACCGAGGGCGGCGAGTTCGTCCGCTTGTGGAGTGGTTACAGTGCTACCACCATGCGACACGTTAACAGCTTTTTGCAGTTCTTCGGAATTGCTGGCGGTGGTAAAAGCTGGTGGGATTCTTTAGAGGTTGCATAAATAAAAGGAGGTTAAAGCGATGAAAAGAAAATTTGATTTTGGTTGTATTGATTTTGAAGGCAGAGGAACAGCCCGAAACCGTGTAACGGTTGAAATGGAATATAAACAGGACGGAGACAAAAAGCGGTTTTCTGTTTCTGCTAATGTTTGGAACACTCGACATAGTGACATTGTGTGCGGCGGTCAGTGTCTCGATACCATCGCCCCATATATGAATAATAACCCGGTATTTTCTGAAATTCTCCGCTTGTGGGAGCTGTACCACTTAAACGATATGCACCCGGAATGTGTACACCAACACGCCGAAGGCTGGCATAACAGAGCCAGCGAAAAAGTCACCCTTTACCATTGGAGAATGACACAGGAAGCCAGCAAAGAACAGAAGGAAGCCGAAAAAGCCGCCCTTTCAGCCTTGAGAGCTGGCGAGAGCTTCACACCGACAGAGCAACAAAAATTTGTTGCTAATCTGTCTTACAGTCTGACAACACACAACAACACCCCTCCGGCAGATGTGGCGAAATACTACGAGCCGAAAAAGTCGCTTTTTGCTGGTGACAAAGGACACGAAGAAATAAAGGCTTTGGGCTGGTTAAGAGAAGACGAACACCCGGAAGGCATACTGTCGAGAGCTTGCCCGGTATGTGGTTATAAATACGGTACAAGCTGGGTATACTTCCCGATTCCGGCAGAAGATGAAGCAATTATATATAAATTACTAAACGAAGGGAGCTTGTAAAAATGAAATATATTTGTAATGGTATAGAGCAGTCCGGCGATTACTTTTTAATGATGTTATACAATGCCGGGGCAACAGTGGAGGACATTTTGAACATGGGGAACGGTTACAGCTTCACCGGGTCAGATGGTAATATTTACGAATTGGAGGAGGTTTAATTATGTCACAGTTTGAAAAATTATGTAATGATTACAGAGAAAATAAAAGATTGATTGAAGAATTGGAAGCCATGAACGACAGCATAAAAGCCGACATTCTCGCCATCATGGGAGACCGTGAAACAGTCACAGAAGGAGCCGCAAAGGCTACTAATAAAACCGTTTCCTCCAGTCGTTTTGATTCTTCCAGCTTTAAGAAAGTACACCCGGAATTATTCACCGAGTACAGCACCCCGACAACATACAAGCGTTTTACAGTGGTTTAAGGGGGTGAAAATATGGTTTTATTCTGTATATTGATTTTCCCTTTTGTGGTTCTCGGTGAAGTTCTTAAAATGAATAAGTAAACAGGAAGCCGCCCAGCCCGGGCGGTTTTCTTTTGCCTTTATGAGACAGCACCACACCCAGCACCACAACAGGGAACGCACAGCACCAACAGCCGCCAGCGATGGACACACACCTTCAGAGAATCCGACACAATGAGAACAAAAGCCGCTAATATATGCGGCTCTTTTTATTTGCGCTTACCGTGTCGGGGTTCGTGTAAAATGTAATCTTGATTATATGTATTTTGTCCATCGTTCCGGGGTTCTGCTAGTGTTCTCGTTGGGTGTTGCTGGTGTCTGCTGGGGTTTTGTCGGTTCGTGGTGTCGTATCACCCGGGGGGGATATACGACAGCCGCCAGCCGGGTGAGGGAGTGGCTTAAATTCCCCAAAATTATAAAAAGACCTTTATTAAGATAATTTCTTATCCTATTTGTATTGACATTCCTCTCTCTTTGTGTTATAATAGCACCATAAACCACTTAAAGGAGGACATATCATGGTTAAGAACAATATTGAACTCGATGTAAAGGTGAAGTGCCTTGAAGCCGGAATGACCCAGCAACAGGTCGGAGAAACCATTGGCACAACAGGTCAGTATGTCAACCGAGTTCTGAAAAAGAAAGAGGGTATCGTGAACAAGACCTTTGTTCAGATGATGGAAGCTCTCGGTTATGATATTGAGATTACCTATGTGAAGCGTGAGAAGTAGTAAAAGTAGTTGAAAATCGGTTTTTGCGTAAACTTTTGCTATATAGACCCCCTTCTAACGAAAGTTACCGCAAAATTGAGATTTGAACTACTTTAACTACTTCAAAGTCGAGAAAAAGATTAAAAGATAACACGATTTGTGTTATAAGGAGGTGATTATCTCGTGAAGAAAGCGATTGGTTATGTCCGTGTGTCCACCGAGGAACAGTCGGGTGATGATAAATACGGTATCGAAATCCAAAAACAGGCTATTTCGTCTTACGCTCTCACCCATAACTACGAAATTGTCGAATGGTGTGTCGATGTGATAAGCGGTGCAAAGGACAATCGCCCGGAACTCGACAGGATTCTCTACCAATCAGACCAGCTTCCGAACCATGACGCTGTAATTGTCTTTAAGAATGACAGAATGGCTCGTGATACAAAACTGTACTTCTACTATTTTTACACACTGGAAAAGAGAAATGTATCGCTTCTCTCCACCGAGGAAAAATTCAGCGAGGGAGACGATTTCGCAAACATCTACCGTTCTCTGCTGATGTTCGTTGCTGAACAGGAACGAAGAAATATCACGCTCCGTACTGGCAGAGGTCGTGTGAGTAAAGCCAAGTGTGGCGGTTACTCGGGCGGCAACAAGCCTTATGGGTATTATGTGGTAGATGGACTGCTTTTGATAAATCCCGAGGAGCGACCTATCGTTGAGCTGGTGTTCTATGAATACGACAGAGGTACTTCTCTCACAGATATAGCGGAACTGCTCTATGATAAGGGGTATCGCACTCGTAAGGGTAAGCGATTCCAAGTGTCCACTGTCCGAGGGATTGTTGCAAACAGAAAATTCTATCAAGGTATGTATAAATACGGAGATATGGACTGGGTACGAGGGGTACACAATCCTATCTTGACTGGAGGTGCAATATGAAAAAGATACTATCAGTCGTTCTTCTGCTCGTTCTCATGTTGACTGGGTGTAGTAGCGAGCCGGAACACACTCTCTCATTCGTTGAGGGTAAACAGCTAACAGTTGTAGACCGAAATTGTGTCGCTGTGTTTACCCAGTACACGAACGGTAGCTCTGAAACTGCTATCCCGGCTGATTATCTGTCAGTCAAAGCTTTTCAAAATGGAGTTGAAATCCCATGTCTCGTGCCGACAGGTGAAAAGACCGAGGGATATATCCAATGTGACACCAGTGTACAAAGGGGTGTGACCGCAGATGTGGTGTGGCTCTTTGAATTGGAAGACACTTCCCCAGTGTCCGTTGAGTTCTCTGACGGACAGACCTTCGAGATTCAGCTTGTAGAGGAATAGCCTATGAGAGTTCCGAGAAGTTTTCTTGAGGGATTTATAATGTTCCTGTTTATGATTCCGATTGCGGTGTACTACATCGTGAAATGGATTATCAAAGGAATAGCGATACTAATAATTACAATCAAAAATTGATGTTAAGTGGGTGCGTTATCGCACAGAGATTTAGGTCTCTGACGGTAACGCACTCTTTTTGTTTACTGGAGGTATTATGAAGCAATTACTCAAACAGATTTATACCGAGATTGAAAACAATCCTCTCGGCATGAGAGCCTATGAGGATTTGTACTATATGAGCAAAGAAGCGATGAAGACCAGCGAAGCTCTCGGTGTTAAGTACCTCAAGCTCCTGTCCGAAATGATTGAGAAGCGTATTCCCAAGACAAAATCAGATAAGGACTTGAGATTTCTCTTTGGTCTTCATCGTAGAGTGTTACTTGCCGCCGCACCTTATGATTTTGACTGTTACCTACTCTATGTCGAATGGAACAGAGAACCCGATAAGAAGTTTTATCCCCCTCGCCGCAAAGTGCTGAAACAGGTGGTAGACGCATTACAGGAACTCGCTGACGATAAGCTGGACTTGCTGGCGGTTTCTCTCCCCCCGGGTAGCGGAAAGACCACTCTTGCCATTTTCTATTTGACATGGCTCGCCGGAAGAATCCCCAACGAGCCTATGCTCACAGGCTCTCACTCTAACGCCTTTATTCGAGGAGTGTATGACGAGTGCTTGCGTATTTTGGAAAAAGACGGTGACTACCTGTGGCACGATGTTTTCCCGACAATCAATGTGTCCAGCACCAATGCAAAGGACTGTCGTATCGACCTTGACAAAAGACAGCGTTTCGAGACCCTTGAGTTTACCTCTATCGGTACTGGTAATGCTGGTCTGTATCGTGCGGCTACTCTCCTGTACTGTGACGATTTGGTGTCGGGTATCGAGGTTGCCTTGAGTAAAGAGCGACTGGATAAATTGTGGGAAACCTACACTACTGACCTTCGACAGCGTAAAATTGGAGACCATTGTAAGGAACTCCATATTGCTACTCGCTGGTCGGTTCACGATGTAATCGGTAGACTTGAGCGTGAATACATCGACAGTGACCGAGCCAAGTTCATTGTCGTTCCGGCTCTTGATGAAAATGATGAATCGAATTTCGATTATGCCTATGGTGTCGGATTCTCCACTCGTTTTTACCATGAGCAGAGAAACATCATGGACGATGTGAGCTGGAGGGCTTTGTACATGAACGAGCCTATCGAGCGTGAGGGTCTTGTCTACTCCTCTGACGAGCTTCGCAGATACTTTGAACTACCTTCAGATAACCCGGACGCTATTATCGGTATTTGTGATACAAAGGATAAGGGAGCTGACTATGCTTTTCTTCCTGTGGCTTATGTATTCGGACAGGATTACTACATTGATGATTGTGTCTGTGATAATGGTCTTCCGAACATTGTAGACGCTCGATTGACTGAAATCCTTGTGCGAGATAAGGTAAAAGCCTGTCGCTTTGAATCAAACTCTGCTGGTAGGCGAGTTGCCGAGAAGATACAGGAAGAAGTCAAGAAAAAAGGCGGTATCACTCATATTACGACAAAGTTTACTACAGCCAACAAGGAGACAAAAATCATCGTCAACAGTGCATGGGTTAAAGAGCATTGTCTATTCAAGGACGCTTCTCTCTATCAGAAGAAGTCCGATTACGGTAAAATGATGGATATGCTCTGTTCCTACACTGTCGCTGGTAAGAATAAGCACGATGATGTTCCCGATGGTATGGCTATGCTGGCAGAGTTCGCACAGAGTTTATCTGCTGGTAAGGTTGAGGTTTTCCAGCGTCCGTGGTAGTAATAAGATTGCTCTATCGCCCTTTTTGTGATAAAATACTATATTTTGTGTGTAATGCTATTGACAAACACTATATATTGTGGTATAATGTAGTGTGAAAATGAGATATTGTAATTTTGAATGGGTGCATGATTGCACGAGGTTAAGTCCTCGAAAGCAGTTATGTACCCATTTTTTATTTTGTTCAGAAAGGAGGGGCAACCGAGCGTGGCAAATCAAGTTGATAATACAAAAGTCTTGAGTGAAACTCGCCTAATGAGTGGTAGACGCACTATTAAGACGAGTGTTTCCAAAATCACAAAAGACAATGTACAGGAAGTGCTTTTCAAGGCTCTTGAGACACACAACCTCAACCGTAGCGAGATTGACTATCTCTATCGTTACTACAAGGGAGAACAGCCTATTCGTTATCGAGTTAAGGACACACGCCCCGAAATCTGTAACAAGATTGTAGAAAACCGAGCTAATGAGATTGTCTCTTTCAAGGTTGGTTATCTTTGCGGCGAACCTATCCAGTATGTTAGCAGAAATGGTAGCGAGGAAACTGTAAAGGCTATCAATGCTCTCAACGAGTTTATGTTCGCAGAGGATAAAGCAAGCCAAGACCAAGAGCTTGTTGAGTGGCAGATGATTTGTGGTACTTCCTATCGTCTCGTTCTTCCCGATAAGTCCGGGGAACAGGACGAAGCACCTTTTGAACTGTACACTCTCGACCCGAGAGACACATTCATCGTGTACTCTAACGAAATCGGAAATAAGCCGATTATGGCAGTTAAGTACAGCACCGATGATAACGAGCAGACCCACTACTCCATTTACACCGAGGATTCTTACTTCCTCATTGACGAGGGAGTTATCAACGAGGAAAAATCGAAACCTCACATTTTGGGTATGATTCCTATTTTTGAGTACCCAGCGAACAATGCGAAGCTGGGAGCGTTCGAGGTTGTTCTTCCTCTACTGGACGCTATCAACAATATGGACAGTAACCGTATGGACGGTATCGAGCAGTTGATACAGGCTTTTATCAAGTTCATTAACTGTGAGATTTCCAAAGAGGAATACGAGGAGTTCTTGAAGCTGGGTGCTATCAAGGTTAAGTCGGTTGACGGACAGAACGCCGATGTGGGCGTGGTAACGAGCGAACTCAATCAAACGCAGTCGCAGACCTTGAAAGATGATATTTACAATGCTGTTCTTACTATCTGTGGTATGCCGAACCGAAATGGTAATGCTTCCACTTCTGATACTGGCTCTGCTGTAATCATGCGTGATGGTTGGTCTGACGCAGAAGCCCGAGCAAAGGACAGCGAAAATGTTTTCAAGAAGTCCGAGAAGAAAATGCTCAAGCTGGTGCTTCGTATTTGTCGTGAACTGTCAGATGTGAAACTGTACCTCAAGGACATTGACATGAAGTTCACTCGTAGGAACTACGACAACATTCAGAGTAAGTCACAGGTGCTTGTCTCCATGCTGAATTGCGACAAGATTCACCCCCAGCTTGCTTTCCAACATTCGGGTATGTTCAGTGATTCCGAGGGTGCTTACAGCATGAGTATGAAGTATCACGAGGAGCAAAAACAGAAAGCTCTTGAGGAACAGCAGAAAATGTTGGAGAAGCCTAACCCCGAGGGTGACAACGACAACAAAGACACGAATATTTAAGCGGTAACGCTTTGATATAGGCAGAGAAGCCTTAAATCGCAAACGGTAGAGAAACCGAAAATCGCAAAATTAAGAAGTCAGAGAAGACATGAAAACGCAAGGAGGAGTTTTAGCATGAAAATTGATGTAACAAAGATTGAAGGGTACACTGAAATGTCAGCAGAGGAAAAACTCAAGGCTCTTGAGGAGTTCGATATGCCCGACCCGGATTATTCCGGCTATGTGAAGAAGGACTTGTACGACAAGACCGCTTCCGAACTGGCGGCGAAGAAGAAAGAGCTGAAGGATAAGCTCTCTGATGATGAAAAGGAAAAGCTCGAAAGAGACCAAAAGACACAGGAGTTACAGGAAAGCTACGACAAGCTCTTGAGAGAATCCAATATCTCAAAAGCTACCGCAAAGTTTTTGGCACTGGGTTATGACGATAAGCTGGCGGCAGAAACAGCAGAAGCCTATGTCGATGGTGATACCGAGAAAGTCTTTGCTAATCAGCAGAAAGCACAGGCGGCTTTCGAGAAGAAGATTCGTGCGGAAGCTCTCAAAGATACACCTTCCCCTACTGGCGATGGGGATAACAAGTCTATGACACTTGAAAAGTTCCGTAAAATGTCTCCACAGGAAAGATACGATTATTCTGTGAAGAATCCACAGGAGTACAAAGCACTTTACGGAGCGACAGAGTAATTTAAGGAGGAAAGAAAACAATGGCACATAAGATTTATGATAATTTCTATCTCTCCAATGAGGTAGAAGACCAGTTTAACTCCCACTTGAACCTTCAGCAGTTCTGTACTGTTGATAACTCTCTCGTGGGTACTGCTGGTATGAAGCGTAAAATCAATGTTTACAGAGCTACCGATGGTACTGAAAAGCTGGCTATGGGCGAGGGTAACTCCAAGTCTATCGAGGTTAGCTATTCTGAAAAGGAATACGAGATTCTGCTCGCACAGAACAGATTTGAGTATTTCGATGAACAGGAAATGACTGACCCTATGCTTGTACCTGTCGGCACTCGTCACATGGGTACGGATATGTTCAACACTGTAAATGCAGACATTTTCGCAGAGTTCAACAAGACTTCTGTTGCTCTTGCGGCTTCTGATTACGGTTTTGGCACTTTCGCTGACGCTGTGGCAAAGCTCAACATTGAGGAAACTGACAACGACCCGGCACAGGTTGCTCCTCGTTGCTTTGGTTTCGTAAATGCGGCTGACATGGCAGAGATTCGTAAGGCTCTCAAGGACGAGTTGAAGTATGTAGAAGCCTTTGCTCGTACTGGTTATGTTGGTACTGTCGCTGGTGTAAACCTCTACACCAAGAAGGACGCTGTTTCCGGCACTATCATCGTTGCTACTCGTGAAGCTGTAACCATCTTCAACAAGAAGGGCGTTGAGATTGAACAGGAAAGAGACGCAGACCATCGTAAGAACAGCATTTGGTCTCGTAAGTATTACCTTGCGGCTTTGACTGACGAGACAAAGGCAGTCAAGATTACCGTTGCTGAAAGCGTGTAAATAAGAGGAGGATTTCGGTATGTTTGAAGTAGTAAGAGCGTTCAGAGACGCTAAAAATGATAACCACTTTTACAAGGTGGGTGATGAATACCCTGTCGCTGGTGCAAGTAAGCCCAGCAAGGCTCGTATCGAGGAGCTGGCAAAGGGTAAGAACAAGTACGGTAAGGTTTATATTAAGGAAGTTGCTGAAACTTCTGACGATAACAACAATACCGAGGACACCGAAGACACCAACACTGGTGACGAAAATTCGGATAACGAGTAATGCTGGAGGAGGTGGATAACATGACGAACGAGGAAAAAGTCAAGGCTCTTAAAGCTATGGTTGGCGGTTCTGACAGTGACGAAGTGCTGTCCACCTATCTGTTGCTCGCTGGACAAAAGATTATCAACAGAGCTTATCCCTATGACCCGACAGTTACCGAAGTTCCTGTTCAGTATCATACGCTCCAATGTGAAATTGCGGCATATATGTTGAACAAACGAGGAGCTGAAGGTCAGACCTCTCATTCCGAGAATGGGATTTCTCGCTCTTACGAAAATGCAGATGTACCAGCGTCCATGCTCAAAGGCGTTACCCCTCATGTGGGGGTGATTCGATGAAGTGCATGGATAGAAATAAGACAAAGTTCTACTACTCGCTCTACGAAAGGAAAGAACCTATCGTAGACGAGTATGGAAATGAAACTGGGGAACACAATGTCATTCACGGAAACCCACAGGAGTTCACAGCGAACATTTCAGCCGCAAAGGGTGAAACCACCACAAGGCAGTTCGGAGAAAGTGAATCCTACGATAAGGTGATTGTCATGGACAATGACGCTCCACCTATTGACGAATACTCTGTACTTTGGGTTGACACTATCCCGATTCTCGATGAAGACGGAGCTTTAGCGAAAAACGAGGAAGGAGAAATTCTAACTCCTTACGATTACATCGTAAAGAAAGTCGCAAAGAGCTTGAACAGTGTGTCGATTGCGATAAGCAAGGTGACAGTCAGTGGGTAAAAAGGTAATCACTTTTAAGCTATCCGAGCATGACATTGACAGAGCTATGAAAGAGCTGGCTGATTACAAACAAGATATTCTGAAAAAGACAGAACTCCTCCGACAGAAAGTTGCTGAAAGGCTGGCAGATGAAGCCCGACAGGGATTCAACGGTGCAGTCGTGGACAATTTGGTTAAAGGAGGAACACGCTACGGACAAGTCGATGTTTCGATTGACGAGCGAGCAAATGTCACAGTCGTTGTCGCAAATGGCGAAGACGCTGTATGGATTGAGTTTGGTGCTGGTGTCTATCATAATGGCTCACCCGGCAGTTCCCCTCACCCTCATGGTGCGGAGCTGGGTATGACAATCGGTGGATTCGGTAAGGGAAATGGTAAGAAAGAAGTTTGGGGTTTCTACGAGGAAGGCGAATTGAAACTGTCTCGTGGTACTCCGGCGAAAATGCCAATGGCTCGTGCTGTCACCATCGTTTGTAATGAGATTTCAGAAATTGCGAAGGAGGTGTTTACATGATTGATATTGAATCAGATGTTTTCAAGGTTGTTTCGGCTAAAGTCCGTGAGCAATACTCGAAAATCTACATGACTGGTGAATATGTCAAATCTCCACCTTCCTTCCCATGTGCTTCTCTCGTAGAGGTAGACAATCAGATTTATCGAAACACAAGGACAACCGAGTGTATCGAAAATCACGCACAGCTCATGTACGAAGTGAATGTGTACTCCAATAAGCAGACTGGTAAGAAAGCCGAGTGTAAAGCGATTCTCGCTTTGATTGACGCTGAAATGCAGAAGCTCGGGTTCACACGCACGATGGCAGAGCCTATACCGAACGAAGAAGACGCAACCGTTTATAGAATGGTAGCTCGATACAGAGCTATCGTATCGAAAGAAAAAGTAATTTACAGGAGGTAAATAATCATGGCTATTAGCACTTATAAGATTTTCCTTATGCAGAAGGTCGATGAAGCATGGCAGAAGTTGATTGACATTAAGGAGTTCCCGGATTTGGGCGGTTCTCCCGAAATGCTCGAAACTACCACTCTCTCTGACCGTATGCAGACCTACATTCCGGGTATTCAGTCTTTGGACGCTCTTGAGTTCAACGCAAACTATACCCTTGCTGACTACAAGAAGCTCAAGGCTCTTGAGGGCAAAGAGAACGAGTACGCTGTTTGGTTCGGCGGTACGGAAGCTGGCGATACTGTCACTCCTACTGGTGCTGACGGTAAGTTCAAGTTCAAGGGTCAGCTCTCTGCTTTCCCTGTTGGTGGCGGTGTAAACGAGGTTGTCGATATGACTATCACTATCGCACCTTCTACTCCTATCAGCATGGACGAAGACGCATAAGGTTACGAATATTTAAGGAGGATAAAATATCATGGCAAAACAGTTGAAATTCACTTATAACGACAAGGATTACACCCTTGAGTTTACTCGCAGAACGGTGTCCGAAATGGAGAAGAAAGGCTTTATCGCCGCAGAGGTTGAGAACAAGCCTATGACTACTCTCCCGGCTCTCTTTGAGGGAGCTTTCCTCGCACATCATCGCTTCGAGAAGAAGGAAGTCATTGACGCTATCTTTGCGAAAATGACTAATAAGGAGGAGCTTATCGGTAAGTTGGCAGAAATGTACAACGAGCCTATCATGGCACTGGTTGAAGAACCTTCTGAATCCGAGGGAAACTTGAACTGGACAGCGAGTTGGTAAGTGATTCACTGTCCAATGATAAATCCGCTGACAAGGGGAGCGAGCGTGAGAATCGCTCTGCTTCCCCTTTTCCTTATTCGGATATTTTTGAAAGCAAGTTCCCCTATTACTTATCAATAGGCATGACGGAAGAACAATACTGGGATAGGGATTGTTGTCTCGTAAAGTTCTACCGAGAAGCTGAAAATCTACGCAAAGAGCGTGTCAATCAAGAGCTTTGGTTGCAAGGAATGTATTTCTATGACGCTCTCGCAAGGGTTTCTCCTATCCTTCATGCTTTCGCCAAAAAGGGAACAAAGGCTCAACCCTATCCCGATGAACCTTATCCTATCAATAAAAAGACAATGGATAATGTCAAAGAGAGAAAGGAGAAAGCCAAAGCCAACAAAGGCTTACAGTATATGCAAGCCTTTATGGTTAAGAACAACAAACGATTTGAAACACAGAAAGGAAGTGAGTAAATGTCTACTACAATCGAAAGTCTTGAGTTACAAGTACAATCGAGTGCAAACTCGGCTGTTGGTGGTATAGACGCTCTTACCGCTTCTTTGTCAAAGCTCAAAAATGCAACGAAGGGCGGTGTGGGATTAACGAGCGTGGCTAACCAGCTTCGTAATCTCAATACCGCCCTTCAGTCTGTCGATAGTTCCTCGGCTGACAAAATCGACAAGCTGGCGAACAGTCTTAATAAGCTGAAATCTCTCGGTAATATTAAGATTTCGTCTTCCATCGGTAATCAGCTCAAGAACATCGGTAGTGCCGCTTCTGCTCTAAACAGTGCCGATTTGTCGGGTATCGGTAGGCTGGCAACAGCTTTACAGCCCCTCAACAATATCGGTAAGGCTTCCGGGTTACAGTCGGCAATTACACAGCTCAAGAAGTTGCCGGAGCTGGCACAGACCCTTAACTCGATTAACTGGGCTACTCTTACGAACCAGTTACAGCAGTTGGCAAATGCCCTCGCTCCTTTGGCTAATCAGTTGAACACCGTAGCTTCGGCGTTCTCTGCTCTACCTTCTAATATCAGACGAGTTGTTACAGCTACTAATAGCATAACACAGGTAAACAATCGAGCGTCCACCAGCTACATGAACCTGTGGGCGAAAGCTCGTATGGCTTACAATGTGGTGCGAAATGGTGCGAGAATCATCGCTTCATGGATTACAGAATCCAACAGTTACATCGAGAATTTGAACCTGTTTACAGTTTCTATGGGTAAGTATGCTGACGAAGCACAGAGGTATGCTGAAAAAGTCGCTGAAATCATGGGTATTGACCCGAGCGAGTGGATGCGTAATCAAGGTGTATTCAATACCATTATCACAGGTTTTGGTGTGGCAAGCGATAAGGCATATCTTATGTCCAAGAACTTGACACAGCTCGGTTACGATATTTCCTCGTTCTTCAATATCAGCTATGAAGACGCTATGCAAAAGCTGACTTCGGGTATCTCGGGTGAGCTTGAACCTCTCCGTAGATTGGGTTATGACCTCTCGGTGGCTCGTTTGCAACAGGAAGCCTACAATCTCGGTATCGAGAAAAGTGTAAGCTCCATGACACAGGCTGAAAAATCCCAGCTTCGTTACTATGCCATTATGACACAGGTAACAGCGGCTCAAGGCGATATGGCTCGTACTCTCAACGCCCCGGCTAACCAGCTTCGTATTTTACAGGCACAGGTTACGCAGTGTGCAAGAGCTTTGGGTAACATCTTTATCCCTGTACTCAATGCTGTATTACCTTATGCTATCGCACTTGCAAAGGTCATTCGTATTTTGGCTAACTCGATTGCGAGCTTGTTTGGATTCTCTCTACCCGAGATTGACTACTCGAATTTAGGCTCTGCTGTCGGTGGTGCTGATGATTTAACAGACAGTCTCGGTAATGCTGGTGACGAAGCGAAGAAAGTCAAAAATGCGTTGCTCGGTATTGACGAGCTGAATGTCCTCTCGAAAGACGATGGAGCTTCGGGTGGTGGTGCTGGAGGAGCTGGTGGTCTCGGTGATTTGGGTATCGAATTACCCGAGTATGACTTCCTCGGTGACGCTGTTTCCTCGAAGGTAGACGAAATCGTACAGAAGATGAAGGACTGGCTCGGTCTCACAGACGAAATCGACACATGGAGTGAGTTCTTCCATACGAGATTAGGTCACATTCTGACTACCGTAGGTGCTATCGGTTTAGGTCTCGCCGCATGGAAAATCTCGAAGGGTGTCATAGAGACATTAGCGTGGATAGACACCATGAAAGGTCATGGATTGTCGAACCCTCTTACGATAGCAGTAGGTATCAGTCTGTTGGTGACAGGTATTGCACTGGAATGGGCTGGTATCATAGACACGATTCTCAACGAACTTGACGGAGAGAATTTCGCTCAAATTATCAGTGGTGGTGTACTCACAGTTGGTGGTGGTGCATTTTTAGGTAAAGGTATTGCCACATGGATTACCACAGCATTTGCCGATAGTGCTGTCGCACAGGCTCTCGCTACCGCCGCTACGAATTTGGGTCTCGGCTCTGCTGGTGCGGCTGGTGCGGCTCTCGGAGCTGGTGTTGCTGGTATCATCGCTGGTATTCCGGCATACATCACAGGTATTTATGACGCTATCAAGAATGGTCTGAACTGGCTTAACGGTCTACTTATCCCGGCTGGCTCGACAGCGGCGGCGGCTGGTATCGGTGCTATCATCGGTGCTTGTGGCGGTCCGATAGGAGCTGGTATCGGTGCTTTGATTGGTCTTGCAGTCGGTTTGGTGACAGATGGTATTATTGCAATCTGTCAGCACTGGGAAGAAATTACTACATTCATTAAGAATTTCTTTACAGTGACGATTCCGGGTATTTGGAACTCGTTTGTACAGTGGCTCAAGAACTTGCCACAGACGATTTCCCAGTGGTTTACGGATTTGTGGCAACCGATTAAGGACTTCGACTGGAATCAGTTTGGACACGACATTGGTTACAAAGTCGGTACTGCTGTGAAAAATATCTGTAATGCGTTCAAGACATTCTTCACCGAAACTCTCCCGGAAGTATGGGAAACAGTGAAGACCTCGTTCAAGACATTTTTCACAGAGACCCTACCGAAGTTCTTTACAGAGACGATTCCCGAGTTTTGGGAGACCGTAAAGACAAGTTTCGTGACATTCTTCACCGAAACACTCCCGGAAGCTCTGTCCAACATCGGTGACTGGTTCGTAGATGTAGGTCAGTCAATTTGGGACGGTATCAAAGAAGGCTGGGATACTGCTGTAAAGGCAGTCAAGGACTTCATTACTGGATTCATTGACGGTTTCAAGGAAGCACTCGGTATCAATTCTCCGTCTACTGTTTTCAGAGACGAGATAGGTATTTTCTGTGCTGAAGGTCTCCTTGAGGGTCTGTTAGCTCCGTTCAAGAAAATCGGCAAGTGGGTTAAGACAAACATCATTGACCCTATCGGCAAAGCCATTAAGGACAATCCTATTTCCGATATAGTAGTGGGTATCAAAGATACTGCTTCTGACTGGTGGGATAAGGCTAAAGGCTGGTGGGAAGATGTTACAGACGGTGGCTTATCTCTCGAAGCTGGCGTAGAGCTGGTGAAGAAGGGCTGGCAAAGCGTTAAGGGCTGGATTGGAAATATACCTACATTAAGCCAAGCAATCGGTCTTATCAAACAAGGCTGGTCTACTGTGGCTACATGGATTGGTAACATTCCTATCGTACAGCAAGGTGTCGAACTCGTTAAGAAGGGCTGGGAATCAGTGAAGAATTGGGTAGGCAATATCCCGGTTCTTTCACAGGGTATCAGCTTAATCAAATCGGGTTGGCAGACAGTGAAAGACTGGATAGGTAATATACCTACTCTGTCTCAAGCTATATCACTCATTAAGTCCGGCTGGACAACGGTAAAGAACTGGATAGGCAACATTCCTACCCTGTCTCAAGCAATCAATCTCATTAAGAGTGGTTGGACTACCGTTAAAAACTGGATTGGCAATATCCCGACACTCTCACAGGCGATTAACCTTATCAAGAGTGGCTGGACAACGGTAAAGAACTGGATAGGCAACATTCCTACCCTGTCTCAAGGTATTTCTTTACTGAAATCCGGCTGGACTTCTGTTAAGAATTGGATTGGTAACATTCCAGTGCTTTCACAGGGTATCTCGCTGTTAAAGAGTGGCTGGTCTACCGTTAAGAGTTGGATTGGTTCGTTGCCTGTTATCAGTCAAGGTATCAGTCTGATTAAATCGGGTTGGACTTCTGTTAAGAACTGGATTAACACCAGTGTAGTATCGGTTGGTATCTCACTGTTCAAGTCGGGCTGGTCTTCGATTTCGAGCTTCGTTGGTACTACTGTATCTGTCGGTGTCTCACTGTTTAAGTCGGGTTGGAGTTCTATCAAGAGCTTCTTCGGACTGTCCAGTGGTGGCTATAATACAGGTCATGGCTGGAAGTTCTTTGAACAGGGCGGCTATATGAAAAATGGTCGTAGTGAGTTTTGGAAGAACATTCCTATGTACGCCAATGGTACTGCTAATGCTGGTATGCACGGAAGTATGTTCGTAGCTGGCGAGAATGGAGCTGAAATGGTCGGTCATATCAACGGACAGACCGAAGTTCTGAATCGTTCGCAAATCGCTATGGCGATGAAGTCTGCTACCATCGCTGGTATGTCTCAATTCGTGGGCTACTGGCGAAGTATGGTGGGTCAAATGACTGTATGCTCCAATGCGATTATCAGAGCAATTCTCGTAAGCTCCGATGTGAACAGACTTGCTTACGCAAGTGCTACTTCCTATGACCCGGCAAACACTTTGGCTATGACGGTGTACGAGGATTCCCAGCGAGGTTATGAGCATTATTCCGATGAATCAATGGCTCGTACCTTGAGAGAGTTCTATCACGAGTATGTCGAGCCTACACTCAAGGAAATCGCTTCTGATACCAAGAGACAGGCAGACAAACAGGAAAAGACAGAAGTTCACATTGGAAACCGTGTTATCACTGAATCAGTGGAAACACAGCAAAAGGCTAATGGCTATAAGTTCACGAAGTAAGGAGGTGGTAACGAGTGGCATATTTAGCGATAAATGGTTATGAGTTACCACCTTGTAAGCGTGGTGTGAATGTGGTCGTGACTACGATAGTGGATTCCGGGCGAGACGCTAACGGTACTGTCGTAGGTCAGAGAGTTGGACGAGACCAGTACAAAATTGATGGTCTTGAGTGGGCGTGGCTTACCGCCGCACAATGGGAAAGAATCTTGAGTATCTTGAGTAATTTCTTCGTCTATGTGACTTTCCATGACCCTGTAACCAAGAAGCAAAAGACCTTGAAAATGTACTGTGGTGATAGAACAGGCGAACCGTATTTTGTAGATGAAGACGGAACACCTACTCATTACAGGAATTGCAAGGTGAATCTCATTGACACCGGGGAGTAAAGGAGGGATTTCATGCAGAAGGTATCTAAAGAATACAAAGAAAGCATGAAATCCTCTCTCCGAGAGAGAGCGTTCATCATGCTTACATTCGGTCTTGTAAACCAAGAAGCACAAGCTAAAGCGAGCATTGACGAAGGAGCGTTCGCCTATTTCTCCAACAAGAGTAATGTTTTCGGTGAGCGTTCGGACGATACAATCTACGCTACGCTGGAGGAAAATTTCACAAGAGTTGACGGTTCGATGTTCTTCTTACCTCGTCCTAAAACTGGTGGCTCGTATTATGACACAGGTATTGTTTCGGAGAAACTACTCTCACAGGCGGCTTGTGAACTGACAATCAGTTTGAACACAATCGCTATGGATTTCAAAGGTCTTACTGTGAATTTCGGTGAGAATTATCCTGTGGATTTCGATATTGTCAGCAGTACAGGACAGACAATCGAGTTTAGAGACAACGATAAGTCAATATGGAGTACCGAGGAGGTACTTGAGAATACAACCTATGTGAAAATGGTGTTCTACACCATGAAGAATCCACAGAGCAGACTTCGTATCTACTCAATCATGTTTGGGTATGGTTTGGTCTACTACAACGATTCAGTCTTGAACTCCTCGCTCAACAGTTATGTATCTCCTGTCGGAGCAGATGTACCGCAGATTGATTTCTCTGTTACCCTCAAGAATTACGACCACTACTTCAATGTAGACAACCCGAGGTCGGCAATTAACTACCTTGAGACTGGACAGGAAATGGACATTATGTATGGGTATCAGCTTCCGGGGTCAGATAAGGTCGAGTGGATTCAAGGAAACCATCTACTCTGTTCCGAGTGGGAAAGTGACGATAACACAGCGACAATTCGTTGCCAAGACATTTTCCGTAACATGGACACAGAGTTTATCAAAGGCTTGTACAGCTCTGCTGGTAAGAGCTATTACGATTTGGCAGTTGAGATTCTGACGGACGCTGGGATTAAAGATTACTACATCGACCCTCGTTTGAAGAAGCTCTACACCAAAAATCCTATGCCGAGGGTAAAACACAAAGAAGCATTACAAATTATCGCCAATGCCTGTCGCTGTGTACTGACACAGACAAGATTTGGAGCGATTCAGATTAAGTCTAACTTCATGCCGGACGCAAGCATTTCAAGTAATGGCGAAACCTCGTTCTCCAAAGTGGCGAATGTTCTGAATGAATCAGATAAAGACGAATACGCAACACTGGCTGGGAATTATACCTCTGTCGACGGTTCGATGTTCTTTATCCCGAGAAGTGGTAATCCCACTCTCAACACAGGATATGTGTCACAGGCAATATCGAATGAGGACTGTACCTTCAGTACAAATCCTGTCGTGACTATCACGATGGAAGCAATCAGAGCCTACTATGGTATGTCTCTTGTCTTCGGACAGGCTCTCCCAGCAGAGTTCATTGTTCGTACTTACAACAATGGTGAGCTGGTGAATGAGTACACAATCGCTTCTGACGAGATAGACAAAACTTCTGTCATTCTTCGAGATTTTGACGATTTCGATGTGATGAAGATTGAGTTCACGAAGACCGCCGAACCGTACAATCGTATTGTGTTGAATCATTTTAGCTTGAGCGATGTTACGGACTTCACAATGACCCGAAGGGATATGACTTCCTCTCCGAAAGCAATCAAACAGGAGCTTGTTAAAGAGGTTATCGTTCCTTGCTACGCATACCAAGAAAACAACCGAGAAGAAAATCTCGTGTGTGAAGATGTAGAAGTCGTTGCTGGACAGGTCGAGACCTACTATATTCAAGACCCTTCCTATGGCTACAAAGTCAAGCTGAATGAGGTCGAAGGACAGGCAGAGGTCATTGACTGGGGTAACTACTACGTCACTATCGAGTACAAGGTATCGGGTGAATACAGGCTCGAAGTACAGGGTTATCGTTATAAGATTGTTGAGCGATATGCCACAAAGTCTCTCCACAACAGGGGTAAGACAATCAAGTGGGAAAATCCTCTGATAAGCGATATGACGATGGCAACAGACCTTTCCGAGTGGCTGGCTGAATACTATTCGGCTGGTATCGAGTATGAGTATGATACCCGAGGAAATCCCGAGATTGATACTACGGATATTGTGTATCAAGAGAACGAGTTTTATGAGGATATGAAAGTAAACATCTATCGTCATACCCTCAATTTCAAGCAAGCATTTTCGGGCAGAGTAACAGCTCGAAGGATTGGAGGTTAAGTATGGCATGGTCTACACCTAAAACAGATTGGAGTGGCGAGTTTGTCGATGGCGTTTATGTCGGTGACAAATTCAATGCTGTTGACTTCAATCGAATTAAGAACAACCTCGCCTATCTCCGTGAGCTGGCTATCAAAATGTATGACGAGTTCGACATTCACTCTCTCGGTGATGATAGAACTCCACAGGATTACTTCTATGCTGACGAGATAAACAAGCTGGAGGAGAATCTTGTAACGATTAACACAAATAGTCTCAAGAGGTCGTATGGGGAAGCTCCCATTTATGTTGATAACGGAAATGTTATGGATTTCAAAGAGTTAAACAGACTTGAGAGTGCCACTCTCGACCTCTACGATAAGCTCACGAATGAGCATGACGGAAGGAGGACTTTAACATGGAATTTCGGAATGAAGGGAGGGCTGTAAATGTCATGGACTTTGTTACCCACTGACTACACGGACGCTGTGTGGAGTGGTCTCAAGAGGTACACACAGATTGATAATTCCGATGGTACAGTGTCGTTCAACGATGTAACGACCTACACCAACAAAGAAAAATCGTTTTTCGGTGCGAAAGACGCTAATCGTATGAATGAAGCACTGAATTACATTATGTCTATGTTGGAAAATGGCACAGACTTGTACGAGGAATTTACAACCTATTTCGCTACACAGCAGACCCTTTTCAAAAATGAAGCAAACGATGTTATAGAGAATGTCCGAGCATTGACTAATGCCGAGTACGATTCCTATAAAACCTATGTAGCTGATTTGAAGAAAGAGGGAGACGATACTCTCGACAGTATCGAACAGGGCTATGCAGAACGCATGGCAAATTATGAGAGTGAGCAACAGGCGGCATTTGATACATGGTTCGCAACAGTACAGAACCAGTTGAGTGAAGATGTGGCTGGTAGCTTACAGAATCAAATTACAGCACTGGAAGCAAGAGTAAGCGAGCTTGAGTACATGGTAATCAATAACGATTACAGAGTGGCTTTGGCTGTCGATGATAGCGACATTCTTGTGGACGATTTAGGCAATACGATTGTTGCCGATTGGAAATACGAGGAGGTATAAGAAATGGCAAACAAGAAAGTAACGGAGTTGGCAACGGTCACTACTCCGGCAAGTGGGAATTTAATTCCTATCCATGATGGTACTGCTCTCAAGTCCATCACTTTTCAGAACCTTGCAGACAAGGTAAATGAGCCTGTTGAACAGCTTGTAGCACCTTTGCTTTTCAACAATGCTGGCTCTCACAATGCAGTTTACAGAGGTAAGAATCTCGGTACTGCTGTAACAGCCGCCCAGTATGCGGCAATCTCGGCTGGTACATTCGATGATTTGTACATCGGTGACTACTGGGTAATTAACGGTGTGAACTGGCGTATCGCCGCTTTCGATTACTATTATAACTGTGGTGATACGAACTGTACCACTCATCATGCAGTAATCGTTCCCGACACCTGTTTGTACACCCATGTAATGAATGACACAAATATCACCACTGGTGGTTATGTCGGCTCGAAGATGTACACTGAAGGTCTCGAAGACGCAAAAACAACCATTAAGGCGGCATTTAGCGGTCATGTTCTCTCCAAGAGAATTTATCTCACTAATGCTACTTCCAATGGTTACGCTTCTGCTGGTGCATGGTGTGACAGTGAAGTAGACCTTATGTGTGAACAGATGGTTTACGGTAGTGGTATCTTCTCTCCTGTTTCGACTGGTTCGGTAGTTCCGGCGAATTACAGAGTTGAGAAATCCCAGCTTCCTTTGTTCCAGCATGACCCGAGCAGAATTTGCAACAGAGCGACATGGTGGTTGCGTGATGTTATTTCCGCTTCCGATTTCGCCGTTGTCGCCAGCAGCGGTCATGCGGGCTACACCAACGCCGGTTACTCTCTTGGCGTTCGCCCGGCTTTCTGTATATCTTAAAATCCGCACCCCCTTGTGGGGTGCGATGAAAGGAAGGTTTATTAGTTAAATGTCAGTATTAAAAGCAAATCGAAAAGCGTCACAGTTTGAAGTGTTCCACCACTTCTACAAAATGAGAAAGGAAGTCACTGACCTACTGCTTCGTGATTTCGGGTACGACCTCGAACGAGCCGATAAGAAAGTCTTAAAGATGTTCGGTAATCGTGGGTATGAGGAGTTATCACCCGATGAAAAAGTCCGTTACGAAAAGCAGAAAGCAAAGAACCAAGCATTTGATGAATGGTTCATCGCTGACGAGCGACAGGCTATCGTTGAGTGTCTTCGTTGTATCGGTGCAGAAGTACATATAGCAAATAGTATTTATCCTGTTTATATGGAAGAACTGGTCGAGCGAAGATTGCACCAAGACATAGCAATCGGACAGTGTTATAGGCTCACACAGGAGTTGCAGTATGCGATTGAGACCCTTCCTGTCGATGTGAACAAGTATCTTCGATTTGCTGAAATGATACAGACAGAAATAAACCTCTTAAAAGGCTGGAGGAAGTCTGACAATAAATTTAAGAGGGCAATCTCTGATTCCGCTTCCAATTTCGCCAATGTCAACAACAACGGTAATGCGAACTACAACAACGCCAGTAACTCTAATGGCGTTCGCCCGGATTTCGATTCTGTGATTGAATAGCCTATCGAGCGTTTCACAGATAGAGAAAGGAGAGATTGTCCTTCCATTATGGTAAATACAAAACACGACACCCACACTTACGAGTGTACCCGTCTGTCGGGTGAAAGAGGTTATCAGCGTGAGATATTTGATGGTAATGTGCTTTATGACGCTTACAAAAGGGCGAAGAAAGGTAGCGATTGGAAACCTCAAGTACAGAAGTTTGAAATGAACTACCTTTTGGAGCTGTCCAAAATTCAGAGAGACCTTGAGAATATGGAGTATGAATTTCTACCGACAACACATTTTGTTTTGAACGAGCGAGGTAAAACCCGATTCATCACTGGTGAACAAATCAATGACAGAATCGTAAAACACGCTCTCTGTGACGAAGTGTTGAATCCCTCCATTGAAAAATTCCTCATATACGACAATGGAGCGAGTATCGAGGGAAAAGGAATTTCCTTTACTCGAAAACGATTGGTGGAACACCTCCGATGGTACTACGCACATCACCACTCCAATGAAGGATATATCCTACTAATTGATTTCTCGAAATACTACGACAATATCAGACACGACATTTTAATGCAGTTGTTTGAGAAGTATGTAGATGATGAACACGCCCTTTGGCTCTTGAGAAAGAGCATTGACAGGTCGAGAGTTGACGTTTCGTACATGACAGATGAAGAATATGAGAACTGTCTCAACAGGCTATTTAATTCTCTGTTATATCAGTACATCGACAAGAAGCTCTTGACTGGCGAAAAGTACATGGGTAAGCACCTAAATATCGGAGACCAAGTGGCTCAAACTGCTGGTATCGCTTATCCGATTAGGATTGATAACTATGTAAAGATTGTAAAAAGCGTGAAGCTCTATGGTCGATACATGGACGATTCCTACGCTATCCATGAGAGCAAGGAATTTTTAGAGGAGCTTCTTGAAGACATAATCGAAATTGCCGAGGAACTGGGTATTACAGTGAATCGTAAGAAAACGAGAATCTGTAAGCTCTCCGAGCATTGGAGATTTCTTCAAGTGCAGTATTCGTTGACGGACACTGGTAGGGTTATTCAGAAAATCAACCCGAAGCGTCTTACTGAAATGCGTAGACGATTGAAAAAGGTCGCTCCGAAAATGACGAAAGTAGAATTTACGGACTACTATACATCGTGGTTCAAGAATCACTATCGCATTATGAGTAAGCGGCAAAGAGAAAATATGGACACTTTATTTAACCAATTAAAGGAGGTAACAAAATGCAGTACACAATCACACTCGCTGACGGACAAAAGTTGACCGGGCTTACCAAGAACGGTGATAACTTCGTCAGCAAAACAAAGGTGGACGAGAGTATCTTCGTGAACAACCTCTCCACTATGACGGTTTCCGATGGTGAAACCGAAGTCACCATGACAGATGTACAGTTCATTCAGCAGATGGAATGGGTTGATGGTAACTGGTATCTCGCTTTTCGTGAGATTTCCCCGGCAGAAAAGGCTATGACCGACCTTGAGTTGGCTTTAGTCGAAGTCTATGAAATGATTTTAGGAGGTATGTAATCATGGCAAAAATTTACGCTGATTTGATTCGTAAGGGTCTCAAGACCATTGACGATGTACCCGAGAAAATCCGAGCAGAGGTTGAAGCTCTGTTAGGTGAGGTACAGTAAGATGTATCTCAATATATTCGGACACCTACTGGTGTTTATCAAGCGAAAGGAGGTTGAAAGCATGGCAGTTATCTACGCTACCCTTATTGTAAAGGGCAAGAGGACTTATGCGAGTGTTCCGGCAGTGCTGAAGGCACAGGTTAAGGAAATTCTCATTGACCTCGAACTGGAAGACCTTGTTACTGAATAAGGTCTCACAGGCTGTCGTGTGGGGTCGTAAGACCCCATGCGATATGTCTTAACAAATTCCACAGGAGGTGAAGTCAATGGACGAATTTTTACAGGTTTTTGGTGATTTGAAAGTGGCTACTGTCGTTGTCGTTATCGTGGCTCTCTGTTTCGTGTACAAGCTCTATACTGTCACCAAAAACCACTTAATCGAGAAGTACAAAAAGGAAGAAGAAAAAGAGCGTAAGGTTCAGAAAGTAATCGACCAAGCAGAGAAATATCCCGAGTGGCATAAGCAGAGCCTTGATATTCAGAAGCAGTTTTCAGACGCTATCACAGCTATTAAGGAAGACCAAGCCAAGACCTCGAAGCAGTTAGAGCGACTGGCTACACTGATTTCAGAGAATGAAGCTACTGCTTGCCGATACAGGATTCTCCGCTTCAACGATGAAGTGTTACATGAACAGAAGCACACGAAAGAGCATTTCGACCAAATATTCGATGATATTACCCGATACGAAAAGTATTGTGAGGAACACCCCGAGTATGAAAACAACAAAGCTGTTCTCGCTATCGAGAATGTTGAGCGTGTTTACAAGAAATGCTCGGACGAAAATCTTTTTCTTTAATGGAGGTATCGTATGAGCAAACAAGAGTTTATCAAACAGATTGCCGCATTGGTGAAAAAGTATGCACCCTCTTACGGTATTAAGGTTTACTCGCCTATCATCGCTCAAGCGTGTTTGGAGAGTGCCTACGGTACTTCCGAGCTGGCTGTAAATGCCTGTAACTTCTTTGGTCTCAAGTACAGAGAAGGACGCTGTAAGACCTGTATCGGGGTCTATGACAAAGTGGGTAGTGAACAGAACGCAGACGGAAGTTATACCAGCTCCGCTATGAAGTGGTGCAAATTTGCAGACATGGAGAATGGTGTTATCGGTTACTTTGATTTCACCAACATTTCCAATTATGCAAGCCTTAAAGGTGTGACCGACCCTCGGGAATACCTTGAGAAAATCAAATCCGCTGGTTATGCCACATCATTATCCTATGTGGACAATGTAATGGCAGTAATCAAAAGCTGGGATTTAACCCAGTATGATGAAGCAAAGGAGGAAGAAAACATGAGTAACAGTTCATTGGTGACTTATACGAATATCACCAAAAATAAGACAAGCCCTCGTACCCATGCGATTGATACGATTACAATTCATTGTATCGTGGGTCAGTGGACAGCAAAACAGGGTTGTGATTACTTCGCTACTACGGACAGAGAGTGTTCAGCAAACTATGTAGTCGGTAAGGACGGTTCAATCGGTCTATCTGTTGACGAGAAAGACCGTAGCTGGTGTAGCTCCAATGCCGCTAACGACCACAGAGCTATCACTATCGAAGTGGCAAGTGATACTACAAGTCCTTATGCTGTCACAGACAAAGCCTACAATGCTCTTATCGAGCTGGTAGCTGATATTTGCAAGCGTAATGGTATCAAAAAGCTGGTGTGGTCTACCACAAAGAGCGACAGAGTGAACCATAAGAACGGTTGCAACATGACTGTACATAGAGATTATGCGAACAAGTCTTGTCCGGGTGATTATCTGTACAATCGTCATGCCGATATTGCCGCCAAAGTAAATGCGAAGCTGGGTAGTACATCTACTACATCTACTACGACCACAAAAGAACTGTATCGTGTTCGTAAGACATGGGCTGACGCTAAAAGTCAGAAGGGTGCTTACAGTGTTCTCGCAAATGCAAAGGCGATGGCAGACAAGAATCCGGGCTACTCGGTATTCGATAGCAAGGGTAATGTTGTTTACACTGGAAAGTCTACGACCACCACACAGGAGTTCGAGCCTTATCTCGTAAAGGTTACAGCAAGTGTGCTGAATATCCGTAAGGGTGCTGGTACGAACTATGGTACTAATGGTGCAATTCGTGACAAGGGTGTGTACACCATCGTTGCTGAAAGCACTGGTAAGGGTGCTTCCAAGTGGGGCAAGTTGAAGTCCGGGGCTGGCTGGATTTCCCTTGACTACACAAAGCGTGTCTAATGGTACGCAGAAGAAAGAAAAAGCCTATTGAGTTTTCAAAGCTGATACTGATTGTAGCGGCTGTTGTGAATGTAGCTGTTATCCTGTTTACATTCATCATGGTATGGAGAACGTGCGATTTGTCACCCCTCCAGTACCTCATTCCAGCAGTAGCCGCCGAGACCGCCACAGGCACAGGCTTCTACTATGCAAAGGCAAAGGTCGAGAATCGTATCAAGCTCATGCGAACTTACAAGGTAGAACCGACAGAACAATCGTTTAATGAACAAGGAGGATATTACAATGGTTGATTTGACACAGATTATCGTAGCAGTTCTGACACTGGTTATCTCTCTGATTACAGCATTTCTCATTCCTTACCTCAAGACAAAGGTAAGTGCCGAGAAGCTGGACACTATCAAGTTTTGGGTAAATATTGCTGTCGAAGCGGCAGAAATGATTTATGTTGGAACTGGTAGAGGACAGGAGAAGAAAGACTATGTGGTGCAGTTCCTCAACAGCAAGGGCTTCACTCTTAATGTATCAGAGATTGAAAATCTCATTGAAGCGGCTGTTATGGAACTCAAGCTGGAACAGAAAAAGGAAGCCTAACCGAAGTCAGACTTCCTCTACTATGAAAACAAATCCGAAACAATGTTTCACGAAAAATAAGGTGTTCGGATTTGCATTGTTTGGTGGAGACGGAGGGATTCGAACCCTTGACCTCTCGGATGCGAACCGAACGCTCTCCCAGCTGAGCTACGCCCCCACAAGGCTTGTTTATTATAGCACATTTTTCGCATTTGTAAAGCCCATTTTTTCTGTTCCCGCGATTTTTTTATGCAAAAAGTCCCGCGCAAGAAAATTGCATCCCCCACTTGCACAATCGCCGCTTTTGTAGTAGAATACGCTTACGTGGCCATTGACAAGGCTGCACTAGTCGGGGAGCCAGCGGTGTCCTGTACCTGCAATCCGCTATAGCAGGGATGAATTCCCGCCCCCGGATAGGTTGATGTGTCGTCTGCCCGCAGTAAGCGGCGTTGAAGGTTCGGTCCCGCGCAACGGAGCCCTGTGAACCATGTCAGGCGGGGAACCGAGCAGCATTAAGCAGGTCACTCCGTGTGCCGTGGGGGCGCCGAGCCCGAGCTGGCTGCTGTGGTAACGGGCATGTCGTCTATTCAAAGGTGGGTGTGCAGTCTTGTCAATGGTCACGTTTTTTCATGTTTTCCGCTCCCGGAGGTGAAGCGCGCAATGTATCAGGCTCTCTACCGCAAATACCGGCCGAAGACGTTTGACGACGTCGTCGGTCAGGAGCATATTACCGAGACGTTGAAAAAGCAGGTCGAGACCGGACGGCTGTCCCATGCCTACCT